CACCCGCGCAGCAATGGAAGGCAAGCACTTCGGGCAGATACTACGTGCAATAGAGAGGGAGACAGATGGGGAAATTCGCTACGGGATGCTATGGGCTTGGTTCGTGGGTGGAACGAAGTATCCAAGATACTCAAGCGTGGCTCGACTATACCTATCGATGCGTGCTTATTCGCGTAAGCCCGTTGCTATCGGAGACACGGAAGCTAATCCCAAACAACACCTCAAACGAGTTGCGTGATGGAGAGAGACAGACGCGCGTTATTACTCATCTCCCTCGGTCTATGGCTCGCTATATTCACTATCCTTTGGTACGTTTTCACAAGATGAAGTACTCTATCTTCATCGGAGCGATACCATTGGTAGTAGCGGGCTTGAGTAGTATTGCGTGCTGCCATGCTGATACGATTGTACCTGTGAAAGTACAGTCGATGACGATAACTCGCGCTAATAGTCCAGAGACGTTCATCGAGAGGTGGCTACCATTAGCGGAGATGCCTAAAAGGATACGTACAATAGCAATCAAAGCGGCATCTAAAGAGGAGATAGTGGATACGGCGCGACCAGTTGTCGCTCCAGATGATCCAGTTGACATCAAAGTAGCGCAGGTAGAACACACAACACTACCACGCAGTCGTCCGCGTAGTATTCGTTATATGTATAAGCGCGACCAACGTACATGCGTGCGTCACGGTATGAAGACTGTGTACTATGGCAAACATAGATGGAGGTGTAGACGTGGCTAAGAATGTGACTAAACTTGTACCTAAGAATGCAGTTCAACGGATTGTAGATGAACTTGGAGAAGTGAATGAAGAGCGTAAGAAACTCGATAAGAGAGAGAAGGAACTGAAGAATATAATCTACACCTATGGCCCCGGTGCATATGTGGGCAAGACTTACGATGCCCTCTGTAGAGCAACGCAGACGACTTCGTACAAGACTGAGCTACTAATCACTCACGTAACGCCAAGTATACTCGAGAAGTGTAAAGTAGTTACTCCATACCTTAAAATAGAAGTAACACGTAAATCGACTTGACTTAAGGGTTATACTATGCTACTATATTGTTGTTGTGAGTGATGTTGAGTATTGGCCCGGTGTGTAACTGAACCCTGTCGCGCACCGGGCCTCTTTTTTGTCTTTTAATTGTAACTACCTTTATATAGTATAAAGTCCTCAATCGAGGCACACAAACCCCCAAGACTACGGAGACTACAATGACGGTAACTCGGATCGACAAGAACCGACCTGTCATTTATAAAAACTACGTGATACATGTGAATAAAGACATACGTGGAAGATATATCTTCAGAGTGAGACAGACTATGGATGTAGAACTAAGTGGAGTTACAGAGACACTTGAGAGTGCATTTGAAGAGGCAAGGAAGATAATTGATAAAATGACGGAGGGACAATGACTAACTTCATATGGCCCGATGACCTGACTACAATTCCAAATGAAACTTACCGCGATTGGCTTATACATATAAGAGAGCGAAGGGCGCGGATCGGTGACAAGATCGAACGCCTACGCAAACTTACTGGTAAGCTAACCGCCGGTTCCGTCAGGGATAAGGTGGAGCGGGAGCTATTGAAATATAAGCGTCTATTGACGAAAGCAGATGACTTAATATCAGAAGCTGAACATCGTCTAAACACGGTGATCGGGTTACAGTTGCAGTTGGAGGAAACAAGTGGACCTCCGTCGCGACCAAAGGGCGCTCAAACTAATCACAATACCAGCCAAACTAATCACAATACCGACAAGGATGACGCAGCATGATTAAAACTACACAAGTAATGCAACGATTTCGTGAACTCGGACCTGAGAAAGCTGCTATTATAACACTGACGGAGATCATTGAACATATTAGCGCGATGAACGAACAGATGAATGAACTCACTCGTACATGTGATAAGATCATAGATATGTTAGGTGCGACTGCGAGTGGATATGGTGATCTAAGAAAACAAGTAGAACGTATACGTGCGAAGATACCGGAGGATGAGTAATGAAAAGATGGCCTATTATTAGGCATGTGAGATACTTCTATTATAAGTATAAGATGCTTGAACATTACGATATGTGGAGGAAGTTGGGTAGTCTGCCTGTATACATAGATAAAGATATAGAAGTATTAGACGAGATATGGAGAGGAGAGAGGTAATGAGACGAGGACACGTTGTAAAAACCGATCTAACACCAAATGAGAAGCTATCTGCTGCTTATTGGTATATAATTGGTGGCATCTCTCAACACGATATCGCTGCGTTGTATCACGTTAATCCCGGACGAATTAACGAAGCCGTAACGGCTATACGTAAAGCTATAGGTGATACAGAGAAAGAAGGAGAAGATAATGATGAATTATAATATACGATTAGCTACTAAAGATGACGATCACCTTAGTTGGATAGATCACACTAAAGGTGCTGCAATTAATACATGTCCGATGTGGGGCATGATCCGATATGTAAAGGGTCTAACGCCAACAGCGGAGGGACGTAACTTAGCTCTAGAAGCCGGGAGTGCAAGTCATGAGGTATTTGCCGCCGCAAGATATGCTTCCTTATTTGAAGGAGATCATAGAGAGTTTGCAATTATTAAGGGAACGCAGCACTTCGGCCGCGATAGATTTGATACGATGCACGTCGCTTATAGAAATGCTGAAACCATTGAAGAAAGGATCACGAATTTCTCTCTTGAAGCACTCCACACCTCCGGGTACTACGATGATCCAAGAGATAAACGTAGAACTCTCCAAAACATCGAGGATGCTTGCAGAGCTTACTTACAACATTACAACTTTCGAGCATGGACTCCTTACGTGGACAAGGAGATGGGATTTATTGGCATCGAAGTACCGATCAATATCTACATTGAACATGGTGCTAGACGATTTAGGTTTGTTGGAAAAGTCGATGCAATCATTGATAACGCAGACAACGGAGAGATTGAAGTCCACGAAAACAAGACCGGCAGTCGTATTAATGATGCCTGGGCTATGTCCTTCCACATGTCTCACCAAGTTACGGGTTACATCTTCGCCGCCAAATATATCCTTCCAGAACGAGAAAAGCGAAATATCACTAGCGGTGTCGTGCATGGACTGCAAATCCCTCTTCCTCGTAACGTGGAGATTGGGGGAATTGTTGCGGAGCGAGTTACTAGAACCACTGAAAACTTCGAGCGATGGTTAGCGTGGTTGCTTGATACGTATAAGACAATTGAGAAGTATCGTGATGACGTATTAAGTAGCCCAATGTACACACATAGCTGTAATCGATACTTCCAGCCGTGTATGTTCATTCCATTCTGCACGATTGATAGAGATGAACAGGAGGTGATGCTTGTAGATGAATTTAGAGAAGACATGTGGAATCCTTTAACAAAAGAGGATGCCTAATGAGCGAGGAAAATGATGACGAAGGCTATGTTGGTATCGACATTGGAATAGCCTACCCTGAAGATAAGAGTAAAGACGCCTACGTTGCTATTAAAGTATCAAGAGGAGAGATATTCCTTAGCGTCCATGATGCTAGGGATGTAGCAATGAGTTTAGCTGCTTGTGCGAATAAGGTTGAACAAGTCAACGAGAAGGATAAAGACAATGGAAGTATTCAGTAGGCTTGAGGATCGTCTCATTGAAGCTGTGAAGTATATGCGTGACCAGATGAGTGAACTCGAAGATCCTCCGAGCTACTTCGACTTCGACATTAACGTCAACGGTCGCACGTTGGATGGTGATATTGAGATCATCTTCACCTTTAATGGTGGTAGCTACGATAAGCAGACGAAAGGTGGCAGTCTGGAGAATACGTTTGACGAGTATAAGCGTCGATATGGATGGGCCAAGCGCAATGCTCCATTGTGTTTGCCGAAGGTGCCTAATGATGGAGAGGAGATACCCTTCTAATGGATGAAGAAGCAATAACGATTAAAGGACAAACGATAAGTAGGGCGGGGAATAGCAGTAATCGTCTCACTGCGTTAATATGGGGTCCATCGGGTGGAGGTAAGACAACATTAGCTTGCACACTACCCGGTAGGAAGCTGATTGTTAACTTCGACCCCGACGGTCCTGCTAGTGTAGCTAATCGGGAGGATGTAGATGTTCTCGATTACTCATCTAATACACATGCTATCACTGAGACTTTCAAATCGGAGACAGAACCGCTTGGACTTACTAAAGCTGTTCTTCAACGTTACGATAGTTTCATTATTGATAGCATTACTAATGCTAGTGATAAGTCCCTTGATGCTGGGATCGCAAGCGCACTAGTAAAAGGCTCACAGGTAGAACGCCCTGCTCCGGGTAGCTACCAATTCCGCAACAGACTGACATTGAAGCTGGTGAAAAATGTCCTCCGTCTCACTGGACAATATTCTAAGCACTGTGTCTTCATCGGGCACGAAGATAGTCCAACTACGTCTGACGAAGGAACAGTTCTATTCATTAGCGTTGCTCTTGGGGGTACATTGCCCAACAGTGTTCCAATCGATTTTAGCGAAGTATGGGGAGTGTACGAAGTTGGGGGTAAAGGACGGCACATTGCTATTCGACCTTGCCGCTCTCGAAAACCAATGAAGACACGTATGTTTGTGACATCTAAAGAGCCTGAATTTCCTTATACGTATAACGCTGATACGAATGAGGGAGACGGGATAGCTACGTGGTGGAAGATGTGGAATTATAATAACAAGCAGAAAATCCCACTACCGGGTACTAGCGAGTATAACCGACTTATAAGTAAGATGGAGAACAGACATGGCTAAAAAGACCAAACAATTACCGCCACAAGTACTTGTGCCTGATGATGCAATTGAGACTATAGATAGCGGCTTGACAGCCCCCGAGAATGACACGAAGATTACCAAGTCAACCACAAAAGGACATCAAATGATTATCGACGACGAACTTGGTTCTATCATCGAGTTTACTGATGACATCGATGATGCAGAAGCTCCGATGCCACTGCCTGAGGGACAGTACGAAGCGGAGATTAAGGCAGTTGAAGCTAAGATGAGCAGTAACAATAAGAAGTACGCTGCTGTCTCGTTCTACATTCAGACTGACGCATTCCCCGCTGACTATCCGATTGACGAGGCACCAGACGGGCTTGTGCTTATCTTCCGTAAGTTGTCCCTTGAGAATAACAAGATGTCGAAGTTCAATTTGAAGCGTTTCATTCAGAACATTGGTGCGCCCCCGGTGGGCCGTTCACTCGACCTGACGCAGTGGGTCGGTCTGAAGGCTACCGTGGTAGTCAAACACGACACATGGGAAGGCACCAAGCGTTCGACTATTGACAAAGTTGTAGCTGCATCTTAGTATCAATTGCACTCTCACATGAGAGAATAATATGTCCAAACAACCCAGGAGTAACAAAATGGCTGAAGCGAAACGCACTCGCAAGTCGAGTGGCCCGCGTCAGATGAAGCCCACGTATCTTGTGTACAAGGGCGACAATATCGAAATTCTTAGCGTGTCGAAGGATGCATTTGAAATTCTTCGTCTCTCTCAGGATGACGGTTCTGTGAAGTATGTTGATGTCTCACAGTTCATCAGGAAGAAGCCGAAATTGTCTGTCGCTGCGTAGTTACTCTAATCAGTAATACGTAGCTACAAGGAGGGGAGGCGGTCTAAAGGGAAACGTCTCCCCTCATCCCTTATACGATATAAACAAAATAGGTGAACGATGACAGCCCTTCCTGTAGAGCAGGATGATGGGTTGCTATTTGACATTAAACAGAGACAAGCAATTGAAATTTGCATCAGTCCACAGAATAGAATTGCTAGTGTTACGGGCTGTGCTGGTACTGGCAAAACGACTATTATACAGAGAGTCGCAGAGCTTTTACTGGAGGATGGTAAGTCAGTCATCTGCTGTGCGCCGACAGGTAAAGCTGCACGCCGCATTAGAGAGGCAACTGGACTACCAGCTATCACGATACATAAGCTACTTGAGTTCCCGAAACCTCACGAAAGAGATGAGAAGACGGGACAAGCACTCGGTCAAGGTGAGCCTAAAAGGAGACAATTCAATCCAATAGAATACGATGTAGTTTTAGCTGACGAATATGCGATGGTTAGTCATAAACTTAATCGACAATTGATAAATGCCCTCCCAAATGGTGGTTTGTTACGCTGTTTTGGCGATATCAACCAACTCCCCCCAATCGAAGAGTACAAGATCAAAGCCGAGGGGTACGAAATGACCCCTTTTCAATCGCATCTTAAGACATTCCCGTCTGTGACGCTTGAACATGTCTACAGACAGGGCGAAGGT